CAACGAAGCATATCAATTATGTAGCGAGTGAACTTAATCTTCAAATCATTAAAGCATATTAAAAATGAAAACAGCAATAATATATTGGACAGTTGCAAACGATTGGGCAGTCAGGTTCAGCGTTAAAGGACAGAAGAAGATGCGCACCATACACATTGGTCCAACTTATGGTGAAGCAGAAGATGCAGCAATGCGATTCGCACAGAAAGGCTACTATGTAACAATCAAAATAGACGGAAACAAATTTCACTAATCACAACACAAATTAAAAACACGATTTATGAAGAAGGTAACATTCAGCTATCAACACAAGGACAGTTCACGGACAAATTCATTCTTCTATCCAGTACAGGTTACAGTAGATTGCAATGGGAAAATAAAAATGAGTGGAGTTAACGAATGCACGAACTGGATAGGAGGTCGTTCAATGGTAAGAGCGGCAATACAAAAGATTGTTGCGAATAAAGACTACACTCACGAAGGCGTCAGATATTATAATGAAGTAGCGATGGACAATGTTGACACCATCTATAATAAGTTGGTTGAATCAACTGTTGATATAAAGGAAGCGTATATCAAGGCATCTATTGAATATGCTGAACGCACATGGAAGTTCGCTACTGAACAACTTGCGAAGCCTAAAATGAAACAGCCGGAAGCACGTATGGAATACAGCGCACGGAAAGGGTATCACAATGTTTATATCAACGAGGAAGAAGGCAAGCTGTATGAGAGGGAACGTGCGAGAAGAATAGAATGGCATAAAGACACGATGCACCCACTGGAAGAAACACTTAAGCGTGAAGAACGCAGTGCGAATGAGAAGTATGTGAACGCTACACGTAAACTTGCTGAACGCATACAGGTGAAAGAACTGAATGTTGGCAAGATGCAGATAATACGTGGTAAGGTGAGTAAAGGAAATCTTGAAGTGACGATTACAGATGGAGAGAAAACGGTACGTGCCTTCACGATACTTGCATGGGGAATGATAGTAAGACCGCATTACAGATACCTCATTAAATAACAAACACAAGGGGAAGTCACACTGGCTTCCCCTTTTAATTTTATCACATGGCAAAGAAGCAGTACAAGGTAAAGAAGGGAAGTCACCGATATGAACGCACGGTGGAGTTCAAGAATGGAATGAGTACCATCATCGTATTCCATGCACAGGGTCGGGACAAAGGATGGAAGACACCTGCACAGCGCAGGTTACATGACAGCATTTCAACGGCAGTTCAACAGCATATTATTCAACACAACATTCAGTAACAAATTAACACGACAAAAATGAAGAAGATTTATTACAGGCTCAGTTCAGCAAATAATTTCAGAGCAGTACGTTTCGCATCAGTAAGGAAGCCATACACCAATTCAGTAAAGAAGAACCTAATGGTCGATGAATACTTTGACTACGCCAACAGGCACGGCAGGTATCTACAACTTGACGGTTCAATGGATTACCGTCAGTGCCTATTGGCTGCATCAGTTATAAAGAAGCTGAACCTGAACATCAACACAGAGGCAGAGATAATGGAACGCATACAGACGGAAGGGTTGAAGCAGTACACGTACATTGACAATGACAACCCACTTGTAACAATGGAAGATGCTGTAAAGCATTATCACAAGACAGGTGACATTACATGGATAGAGCAGCTCAACACAGAATTAAAAAACTTCATAACACCAGTTTCAAATGATTAAGATAATCGCAGTACACGTTGACGATGTGTGGTACACCTTAGATGGTGTACTTCACAAGTCATGGATTCACGAAGACCAGACCGGCACATGGTACTTCATTGCAGAAAACGGAAAGACCATTGATTTAATGAGTGCCATCACACGACAAGGTGGTATGCGCACACTTCAACAATACGATAGTAAAATTCACAAGTAAATTCAACACGACAATTTTTATTCATTACACAACACAATTTAAAAACAGAAACATGAACACGAACAACACGACAGTAACAGCAGTTAAGAACGCAGTAACAATGGAAATCGCAAATGTACTGACAGAGTTAGACAGCAGGGTGAAGGAATCACTTGGAAGCCTGTTCACGAAGGAAGATGTAAGTAATGCCTTGTCACTGCTGCACAGGAACTTCCTCGCAGCAGTAGATAAGATAGACGTACAGGTTGAAGAACCACAGGCACAGTCAAATATCTTAATCACGAAAGAACTGCTGCATGAAGCAGGACTTGTATTGATTACGGAAGACCAGTTACTTGACCTTGTAAGGGACAACGTCAGGGATGCCGTCAATGAATGTGAGATTGATTCAGATACGTTGGAAATAAAGGGAACGGAATATTCCATAGACTACGGTAATCGTTTGCACCTTGAACAGTGGGAAGTTGAAAGTTGTGATATGAGCAGTATCGCAGATGCAGCCGTTGAAGACCTGCACAGGATTGACTTCAGTATTCACAACCACGACAACTTGGAAGAACTCAAAGCACTGGCTGAAAGCAGCAATACAGTTACACAGGAAGAACCTGCACAGGCGAATGAAGTAACAAGTGAACTGAACTAATTAACCCAATTATTAACACAGGGGAAGTCACAAATAATGGCTTCCCCTATTTATTACAAATACAATGGCACTGAAAAGAACAAAGAATGTAATGTCACTAATGTCAAAACTTGAAGACATTAAATCTGAACTTGAATCACTACGTGATGACTTACGTAGCACATGGGAAAGCAGGTCAGAGAAATGGCAAGAGAGTGAGAAAGGTGAAACGATGGATGATGATATCAATACATTAGACCAAGATATCATTGACACACTGCAAGAGGCATACGATAACATTGACAATCTATTTGAAGAACAGTAAAAAATCACGATTATGATAATTGTAAGAACGACAGCAATGCAAACCGGCATCAGGCATCAACAGGAATTTCTTGAAGCGTTAAAAGAAAAGCTAACGGAAAGGGAACACGAATGGTATGAACGTTCAGACGCATGGAAAGCGACACCATCGGGTATTGAGTTTTACCAAGACACACAGAAACTTCAAGACTTCATCAACTTACAGATAAGGTTGGTGATGGATGCGGAACAGTTATTTGAGATAGCATAATTTAAAAACAATCGGGCGCAGCAATGCGCCTGTATTTTCAACACAGATAAAAAACAATCATGAAAAAAGCAGTATTAGTATTTACGATTATGGTAGCAGGCATTGCAGCACATTCACAGGAAATGAAAGGCGACACACTAATAACATCTACCGGAGAAGCATACTATGTTGGTATGGACATTCAGCTTGGTCGTGGTGACAGGGACAACGGTGACTTCAAGTACATCGGGATATCGTCAGGTTCGTGGGCTACTGTTGCAGGTGCGATGAATGGTGTTGACATGACGAAGGATGGGATAGGCAGAAGGTGGAACGGATACAAGTGTAAAGTGAAGAAGATAGTCGCACGTGGTTCAAAGAAGCGTGGATATGTGTATTACCTCATACTTGGTAATGGTGGATTGGCGCACTTTGATTGCGACATTGAATCTGCACTGGCAACAGGTGAAGTAAGAAGCAATATCAATTCAACATCAAAAAAATAATCATGAGAGCAGCACCAGTATTGACAAGAATGTTTGAAGAAGCCTTTTTTGAAGAAATGCCGGTCATCTATAATGATGGAGGCAGAAGGCAAGCCGGTTACGCAGGTTCAACAGGTGATTGTGTCACACGTGCCATCGCCATAGCGACAGGCATACCATACCAACAGGTGTACGATGAAATCAACGTACTGTGCAAAGAACACGATGCACGTAAAAGAAAGCATAAGAACCGTAAGAGCAGTTCACGCACAGGGGTTCCAATGAAAGTCATACACAAGTATTTGCTTGACAAGAACTTCATGTGGGTGGCCTGTATGGGAATAGGAACAGGATGCACAACGAACCTGCGTAAAGGAGTACTTCCGAATGGCACGTTGATAGTAAGGCTTTCACGACACGTAGCAGCCGTAATAGACAATGTGATACACGACACACATAATCCACAGCGTGGAGGCACACGATGCGTGTATGGGTATTACAAATTGATAACGCCTAATACCAATAGCAAATGATAAAGAAACCGATAGAAACAAGTATTGACATTGAACAGGAGAACCACGATGTGGCAAAGTTGACAGGCGTGAAGGGAGTGTGGGATTTGTATGATGACCATGAAACGTGTGGAGATGTAACAATCACAAAGTATGTGTATGACGAAGGAATGTTCTCGATGTATAACCTGCGTTCTATGCGTGATAATGATGGGTTATTTGTCATGTACAATGGTGGATACGTGCGTATGCACATTGCCGGTGAGTTAATGATGAGTGACACAGTGATGGAACGTAAGAGTAATTTTTTCTTCATTGATAACGCATACGGTGATGTACTTATCGGTGGACTTGGTATAGGTATGCTGCTGCACAACATACTCCATCATGATAAGGTGCGCAGTGTAACCGTATTGGAGAAGAACCCGAATGTAATTCAACTGGTCGGCAGTAAGTTCAAGTCACCGAAGCTGACTATCATTGAAGCCGATGTGTTTACATGGGAATCAGAAAGGAAGTTTGACTTCATCTACATGGATATTTGGGCAGACATATCAACGGATAACATCGAACAGATTAACACACTGCACAAAAAGTACAGGAAGTTTCGCAGGTGTATATCATCGTGGTATGGTTCATGGATGCACGACTATCTTAAGAGGATGCGGAAAAAAGAATGGAGGGAAAGCAGATGAACCCATTGATAAGTAATGTGGTAGTGGCATCAGTGATGCTACTACTGCTTTTTATAACGATAAAAATAACTGATAGCAATGTTTATAACAGAGTACGCACACATAAACGCAGACGGAGTAAAGAAGAAGGCAACATACATGACGCAGAAGCTGACGCCATATCACAAGAGGCTTCATCAGATTTATCCATTCGCTATTACGATAGAGAAGGAAAGCCTCATGACCGTTCATTCTCCGAAACACATTATTGCAGTAACTAACGAAGCAGACCCACTTCGTAATAAACCATTTCCAGATGAAAAAATCCATTATTCAAATCCACATGGTAACTATTGAGGTTACTGATGCTGATGTAGTACGGGAGTTTGAACAGGAAATCCTGACACCATCAGAAGCAGAACTTAATAACAGCGTGCGTAAGTGGATGAACAAGTATCGGCACGCTATGGACTTATCAACAAAATTCAAATTTAAAATTCTAAGCAGCAGGTTACGAGGGTACTGCTGTAATTAAAAACAAAAATCAAAAACAGGTATTTATGGCACACAATCTTAACAAAAGTAAAAGGACAGGTAAGTATTCATTCGCAGCAGTTGGAGAAGTAGCATGGCATGGATTAGGTCAGTACGTTGACCAAGCTATGACAGCAGCAGAAGCGATAGAGTTGGCGCAGCTTGATTATGAAATCAAGAAGCTACCACTTTATGCACTGGCAAGCGATGGAAGGAACAAGTTATTGAAGAACAGGGTTGCTACTGTTCGTATGGACACACTTGATGTACTTGGTGTTGTAAGCAATGATTATGAGATAGTGCAGAACAAGGACTGTTTCAGTTTCTTCGATGCGCTGATAGAAGAAGGAGAAGCAATATATCAGACGGCAGGCGCACTCGGTGACGGTGAGCGCATATTCCTGACAGCGAAGCTACCGGAAGATATACTGGTACACGGTGAACAGATATCCCAATACGTGATGCTTACCAATGGACACAACGGACAGCATCCATTGATAGCTGCAATCACTCCGATACGTGTGGTATGTAATAATACGCTTACTGCTGCACTTGGTAACTGCACTAATAAGGTGCGACTGATGCACCAATCGGGTATTAATGAACGCATGAAGGAAGCGTACAAGGTGATGGGAATGGCGAGTAAGTACATGGCACAGGTTCAGCCAATCTATGAGAAGATGGCAAGTACACGAATCGTTGATGACAGGCTATACAAATTCATCATGGAAGCTATCAAGCCACAGCAAGAAGAAGTGACGGACAAGGAAGTGGCGAAGGAGTTAAGTAGCCGTACCATCAACACAGCAGAAGCAATAATGCACTTCGCACGCACACACGAAACACAGATGACAGATGCAACGAAGGGTACTGTGTTCGGTGCGTACAATGCAATCAGTGGATACATGGGATGGTGTAAGAAGTACGATAGTGCAGAACAGCGCATGAAGGATATCACATTCGGAAACGGAAGCAGAATCATTCAGCGTGCATTTGATAACGCACTTCAACTGGTATAAATAAATTGGGGTACTACGACACGACTCGCAGTACCCCATGTTTTCAACACATTAAAAACAGGCAGTAAAGATATGAGAATAATTGATATCAAGGAAGCGACCAACTACATAGATGTAGAATGGTCTGACGGTCTTACGATGGTGGCAGCAGAAAGGCACAACACAAGAATAGAACGTGCGGAGTTTGAACAGTGGGTGGATTTGCAGAATGGAAGGGATTGGGTGATGGACTATTCTGACCACGCAGGTGAACACGTGCAAAAGACAGGTACAATGACATTTGAGGAATACTATGATTCCGACAGCTTTATTCCAGATTTAAAAACGTACATAAAAACAAAGAAGAACAATGGCAACAACTAAGAAAGCGGAAGCGGTCAAATCTGAATCGCCAATCACGCCAGTAAACGACCTCGCTGTGATGCAGTCAGTCATCAGAGCACCGAAAGGAAAGTACAACACATTCGGCAAGTACAAGTATCGTGCAGCCGAAGACATTATGGAAGCTGCGAAGCCTATCTGCAACGAGATGGGATATGCACTTACACTGACTGACGAACTGGTACATATCGGTGACAGGTATTATGTTAAGGCTACTGCGATGCTCACCAGTGCAACAGGTATCACATATCAGTGTGTAGCGTATGCAAGGGAAGAAGAATCAAAGAAGGGTATGGATGGCGCACAGGTTACGGGAGCAGCAAGTTCCTACGCACGGAAATACGCATTGTCAGGGTTGTTAGCACTTGATGACAACCAAGACCCCGATGCAACGAACACAGGACAGCAGGCAGCCACGACAGAAGCACCGAAGCCACAACAGAAGCAAGAACTCGCAGTGGAACAGGCTGATGGTGGCGATGTATTACTACTGTGGAAACAACAGCTTTCCGCCTGCAAGACAACGGAAGACCTGCTTGACCTGTATAACCGGAATAAGAACACGATAGAACAGTATGCAGATATCAAGCTGCTTTTTTCACAGCGTAAAACACAAATCACAAATGGAAAATAATATCACGCAGACGCTATCAGAATGGCAGCAGGCTAAAATTGGAAGGTTCACAGCATCGGAGATGTATAAGTTATTCGTTGAACCAAAGACGAAGGAAGCGAAAGAAAAGGGATGGTTGAGTGAAACGGCACAGGATTATATCATGGCGAAGGCTGTGGAAGAAATCACCGGCTACCGTAAGACATTCACAAGTAAGCCGACTGAACATGGTGTTGTAAATGAACATGAAGCATTTGAAGTATTCAATCGCATCAATGGATTCAACTTTACGCCTTCTGCCAATACGTTCTATCCGATAGGTGAATTATCGGGTGCATCACCGGATGGAGTTGAGATAGATGGAATTGATATTGTTGGTGTATGCGACATTAAGTGTCCATACGACCCTGTATCGTTCTATGACCAAAAGATGATGCTGCTGAATTGTAAGGAGAATGATAAGTTTCAAGGTGTTCCACGTAACTACTTCTATCAGTTACAGACACAGATGATGGCGACAGGTGCAGATGTTGCATACTTGGTACGATACCTTACAACGAGCATTACAGACGAGTATGGCAATAAGTATGAGTTTGACTTGGAAGAGAAGCACAGGCTATTCTTCGCACGTGTGTATCCTGACCAAGATGTGTTCAATGCCATCATCGAAAAGGTAGAGTATGCTGAATCATTGAAACAAAAGTATATCGGCAGATTTTTCGAAACCATTTAACACGACAACAAATGACAACACAAAAAATCAACGGCAGGGATGGTCAGGCATTGACCAAAATCTTTGAAGGCATGAAGCGAGTGTATGAATACGCAGTCCTTCATAAGGAATTGTTCTCGACAATGGATGTGCGGCACATATTCAAAGAACTGCACATCAACACTGCACTATGTACGTTCATGCAAGATGCAGGCATATTGAAGCGTGAATTGGGTAAGTACAGGTTCGTGGATATTAAACATGAACCAACAGCAAGCGATGCGCTGAATGTGCGTAACAGTTACCTGAGGTACATGGAAAGAATGTCAAGTGAACGTAAGCAGAAAGAAGTTGTGCAGGCTGAATTAATGATATCCGAACCACAGGTTCATGTCGCTACGAATGATGTGCAGCCAACAGAAGAAGACAGGATTAAGGAAGCCATCCGGTATCTCAAGGAACGTGGATACAGGGTGATGCGTCAGGAATGGTCAGAATTATAAACAACAATACAATCAAGAGTTATGAGTTTACTAAGAACACAGCTTATCGGTAATCTTGGGAAAGATGCCGAAGTAAGAACCATCGCTGATGGTGCAATGGCAATTTCATTCGCAGTAGCAGTTACAGAAAAGTACACTGCTCAGTCAGGGGAAACTAAGGAGAATACATATTGGGTGAACTGCACCTTGTGGAAGACGAAGAACCAATCTTCAAGGATTGCAGATTTCTTAAAGAAAGGTATTCGTGTCTATGTGGAAGGAAGGCCGTCAGCGAAAGCGTATGCGTCACGTGATGGAGAGCAGAAGGCATCACTGGAAGTGCGAGTGGACAAGTTGGAACTACTGACATTTGCAGACAGCAGTGAAAGACCTGCTACTGCACACACTGCACCTCCGTTACCGATAGGCGGCAATGATGACTTACCATTCTAATCAAGACAGGGGGAGTGCCATGAAAAGCACTCCCTTACTTTTTACTAACGTATAACAGTAACGCACATGAAGCAACTGACCATAAATTTTGCAATGGAACGGTTCGAGAAGTATCATGAAAAGAACCCACAGATATACGAGAAGTTCAAGGCGATTGCATTTGAAGCGATAAGGCGTGGACATAAAAATCTAAGTGCTGAATTTATTTTCAACGTAATACGGTGGAAGACAAACGTATCAGCGATAGATGACAAGTATAAGATATGCAATGACTTCAAGCCATTCTACGCACGGAAGTTCATGAAAGACCACCCAACGATGAAGGGATTTTTCAGGTGTAGGGCAAGTAAGGCAGATTCATTATAAAATAACGGCAATGTATTTCAACACAAATCCACAATATGCAATCATCATGAATAACAACTGCAAACCATCAAAGGTCATACGGGTATGCGCTGAATACTATGGTGTGACAATACAGCAGGTTCTTTCTAAGGAAAGGACACGTAAGAATGGGATTATACCGGCACGACACATGAGCATACTGATAATGCGGCAGCAGCTATGTATGGAACTTAAGCCTATTGCGAAGGCGATAAGGCGTAAAGACCATAGCACTATCAGCAGTGCCTTGAATACAATGAAAGACCTGTTAGATGTGTATGACGATGTGCGCACTGACAGGAGTAGGATTCTTGAAAAACTAAAACTCCAATGATGAGAAAGGATAAGAGATATTTTTCACACGACTTAGATGCGCATACAGACGAAAAGATTGGTGTGTTGCGACAGCGACATGGATGGGAAGGATATGGCATCTTTTGGGCAATCGTTGAACGTATGCACGCAGGAGAGAGTAAGCAGAAGGTATCGGCAATTAAGTCGCTATCTTTTTTACTCGCTGTTGACTATGAGGACTTCACGAACATTGTGAACACCTGCATTGAAGTCGGTCTGTTTGAAACAGATGGGCAACACTACTGGTCGCAACGTGTATACAAGAACGAAAAGCATATCGCAGAACTATTGAAGAAAAGGCGTGATGCCGGTAAGAAGGGTGCAGAAATCAAATGGAATAGACCATCAACGAACCCGATGCCTGTTAATGACACACAGAAGGCGGCAAAGAAGGTGACGGAGAAGCGTTCATTCGTGCCTCCAACGAAGGATGAAGTTGTGGCATACTTTATAGAGAAGGGTTACCGTGGAGATGTTGGTGCGAAGGCATTTGAGTATTATGATTTGGCACAATGGAAAGACAGTAATGATAAGCCTGTGCGTAACTGGAAGCAGAAGATGTTGAGTGTGTGGTTCAAGGAAGAAAATAAAATAACCGTAAACAACAACAACGATGAACACAAGCGGAAGCGGAAAGAAGCCGAAGAACGTGAGCGCAGGCTCGCAGCAGAACGAGATTGATTTAATGCCAAATGACAGCCGTATTGAACAGGCTGTAATCGGTGCATTGCTATTGGACAGTACTGCAATGGATATCGTCAATGAGGTGTTACATGAAGAATGTTTTTATGCTACACCGGCACGTTACACGTTCAATGCTATACAGGCAGTTTACCGGCAGAATTACAAGGTTGATATATTCACGGTTCTTGACCAGTTGAAACGTGATGGAACACTTGAAGCAGTGGGTGGAGTTGCACAGATGACACGTTTCACGAACAACGTGGTAAGTGCAGCACACATAGAAACGCACTGCCGAATACTGAAGGAGAAATACCTGCTTCGTTCATTTATCACGATGGGTCAGCAGCTATCATCATCTGCTGCGAACCCATCAACCGATGCCTTTGATTTGCTGCATGACATGGAGAAGCAGTTGTTCGATATTTCTATGGGTAATATCAAGTCTGCATACAAGCATACAGGGACACTCGGAATGGAAGCCATCAAGAGGGTGATACACCTCATGCAGAACAAGGAAGAAATCACAGGCGTACCAACAGGCTACACACGATTGAATAAGTTGACCTGTGGGTGGCAGCCAACTGACTTGATATTGTTGGCGGCACGACCATCTGTGGGAAAGACAGCCTTCGCACTCAACCTTGCATTGAACGCAGCAGAGGATGTAAGGAAGCCGGTTCGTGTAGGCATATTCTCACTGGAAATGTCAGCAAGCCAAATTACTGACAGGCTGTTAAGTTCAATGTCACGCATACGATTAGAACATCTAAGGCGTGGAAGGCTTACAGAGGAAGAACAGCAGACATTGTATAAGACTGCCGACAGGCTTTCACGACTTGGTATATTCATTGATGATGCAGCAGCCATGACAACGATGCACATCAAGAGTACAGCACGAAGAATGATTGCACGTGATGGAGTGGGTCTGATTGTGGTGGATTACCTGCAACTGATAACAGGAAGCAGGCAGAAGGGTGGAAGCCGTGAACAGGAAATCAGTGCAATCAGCAGGGAGTTGAAAGCCATCGCAAAGGAACTGGAAGTGCCGGTAATAGCATTGTCGCAGTTGAGCAGAACGATTGAATCACGTGCGAGTAAAGAACCACAACTATCAGACCTGCGTGAATCCGGTAGCTTGGAACAGGATGCTGATATTGTTGCCTTCATCACACGTGATGACTATCAAAGCACAGAGGCGCACGGTGACAGCAACGGGTATATCAAGTTCCGTAAGCATCGCAATGGTGCATTGGATGATATCGCCTTCAAGACAGACCTGAGTATTCAACGATGGTTTGACATTCCACAATGGGATGAGATGCAGGTGAAGCACCTTGTGAAAGTTTCGGAACACTGGCAGCAGGCAGTAGAGAAAGACGATAAACCTTTTTAAACATTAAAAACAACGTAAAGAAAATGGAAGCAATCAAAAGGGTATTAACCCACATCAAGAACATCATCACCAACTTTGAAGAAGAACGTAAGCCGAACATGGTGGAAGCCATCTTTGTAAAGGCACACAACAGTTACATCGTGGTATTCTTTCAAGGCGAACTCCACGGGTATCCGGTGGATAAGTGCCTGTTCAACCCGAAGGATAAGCAGAACGCAGAGGTGGTCGTTGTGGACAAGCGACACCTGTATGATATATTTTTAAACCAAAAGAAATGACAACGAAACTACGTGACGAACTTGAAGACCTGCTTAAGCTGTATAACACTGCGATAGCTGAACAGTGGGATATAAAGAAGCTAACAAGTAACAACCTGCATCGTGGAGTATGTCATTATCTTGGTTGCAAAGACCTTGACAATGGTTACGCTACATCATTTCTGCAAGATGAGTTCCAAGAACTATTCGGATGGGATGGATATCACTGTGAAGTACCGGAAAATCTTTCCATATTGGGATACAATAAAAATCTTGTCACACAATTAGCAATCGTTCCACGCATGAAACTGGTGAAAGAAATGCTTGACACAATGAACTATTCATCAAATAATGCAGGAAGGTATCTATGAGGTAAAAAAAAATAAAATGAAACACTATCACACAGCGACAGTAGCGGAAGTCAATCACGGCATCGTGAAAGACCTGACCGAAATGTATGGATGCAATATGCCATACATACTATTCTACAACAGGTTCTTGAAGCTGTTTCGTGAAAGGAAACCGGACAGCACAACTCCACGTAACCATGTCATTGAATATTTCTATGATGAGGTGTACATGGCAATGGATATGAAACACAATTAAAAAAAAATGGAAACAGAAAAAAAACAAATTAAGCTATACCAACTTGAACTGATAGAAGAAGAACCGAGTATGAAGAAGAAGTATGTCAGCGTAATAGGTGTGGAGAACCCACAGGTGATGATATCCACACAGGCGAAGCAGGCGTGCATACATACAGATGCGGAACTGCATTACATACGACCATTCTTACACCGGCTTAACATCGCTATACGGTTGAAAAAAGTCTGAAATACTGGCATCCTTCGGGATGCTTTTTTTTGCCCAAAATTTACTCCACCTGCGACCACCCCTGCCATCAACCCGATGCAACTGCACCCCATAGCGCACAATCCCACCATACGTAGCCATTTGACCCACCTTACGATTTTCCCACATAGCCTACACCAACTATCATTTCGGGTTTACCTTCGCTTAAATCATCCTTAAAATCGCTATAAACGTATAATTCGAATATGGAAAAATTGCCATGTATCTTGGAAGCCGATTTGCACAGGCAGGTCGCTACGTATCTTAAGCTACAATATCCCTCCGTTATTTTCCGCACAGACTTCGCAGCCGGTATAAGGCTCAACAAAGTACAAGCATCAAGACACAAGGCACTGCAATCCGGCAGAGCGTATCCTGACATTTTCATAGCTGAACCACGTAACGTGTACAATGGATTGTTCCTTGAATTGAAAAGGCACAGGAAAGAAGTGTACACTGCCGATGGTAAGCTGCGCAATCTTCAACACATCAGAGAGCAGGCAGACACACTCGCTGCACTGGCAGACAAAGGTTACTGCGCCTTATTTGCCTGTGGATGGAACGAAGCAAAGAAGCTGATAGATGGATACCTTACAAACTGGCAGAATTTCCATGGGGATTAATTTTATGCCACATAGAATGAAAGGAAAAATACTTTTGTACGAAACAAATAATCGTTACAATGGTAAACATCGAGTACAGGCACATCGACAAACTTCACAAACTGCCGAACAATCCACGATTCATCAAAGACAGCCAATTCAAGATTCTGTGCAAATCCTTACAGGATAATAAGGACTACTTTGAAGCAAGACCTATCATCCTCAGCAATCGCACTGGACAACTGGTGATAATTGCCGGTAATCAACGGTACGAAGCAGCAAAGGAAATCGGCATGACGGAAGTTCCGACTGTGTTACTGCCTGACCTGACAGAAGAAAGGGAGAAGGAACTAATCATACGTGATAACGTACAGAACGGTGATTGGAACATGGAAATGCTCGCCAATGAGTGGAACGTGGAAGACCTGAATAATTGGGGTGCGCCTGTGCCGAACTTCATTGTAGAAGATGAAATAGAAGCGAAGGGTAGGATGGCGGCAACACTGGATGAAAAACTTGATACGTACATGAACGCATCAATCAAGCAGATAGTTCTGTACTATGACTTGGAGGAATATGAAAAGATGCTTCGCAGCCTTGATGAAATTGCTAAAGAACATGGATTTGAAGATAACAGCAGTACCATCAAACACCTTGTAGATTCATACCTCGCCAAATGAAATACGTAATAGCCATACCTACCCATAACAGGGTGGAACTGCTTAAGAAGTGCGCACTGCAATTCGTGTTCCACGACCTTTGTATAGACCCAATCAATGTCTATGTCTTTGTCAGCGACATGGAACAACTGCAACAGTACAAGCAAGCCATCTCCACACCTGTACACTTCGTAGTAGCCAATACCACAACAGCGAAGGATAAATTCAACTTCATACACAATTACTTCAAGAACAATCTGAACGTACTGGTCATAGAAGACGATGTAAAAGGCTTTACGAAGCTGTTGGACATACCATCTTCTGTAATCATCAAGCGTGGATTTGAGGAAATGCACAAAGCGAAGAAGAAGATATGGGGAGTGTATCCGAGTGCGAACCGTTATTTCATGCGACCAACATCACACGTGGGATTCCTGTTCATTGTTGCGAATGTGTATGGGTTCGTTGCCGATGGCGATGAACGTGTACTGGTAACACAGGAAGCAAAGACGGACTACGAGCGCACCATACTGTACACCATCTACAAGGGTGGAACAATGCGCTTGAATTACGTAGCTGCCAATACCAACAACTACAAGAACAAAGGTGGGATGCAAGACTTGCAGAACCGTTACAAGGTGGAAGAAATTGCCTGCCGTAATTTAGTCGCACAATACCCTTCCATGTGTGCGTGGAAGACCAATACGGCAAGTATCTATCCCGAAATCAAACTACTACGATGAATGTAATCATACCAATGATGGGTACAGGAAGCCGGTTCGCAACAGAAGGCTACCGGCAACACAAATCGTTCGTAATGGCAAGCGGAAAGACCATCATTGAACGTGTTGTGAGTCCGTTATACGATGCCTATGGTACGATACACATCGCCTGTTCCAAGGATAACGCACAGATTCTGTCAAAACTGTTCCCTTCATCTGTTGTGAAGTGTATTGTTCTTCAGCACAGTGATGGCGCAGCAGACACCATTCGGCAGGCTGTGTATGAAATGCCAAAGAACGATGAACCTTTGTTATGCGTGGATAGTGACACGATACTCACACCTACGGCAATCAACATCATACCGGAAAGCGGTAACGCCATCATGACCTTCAAAGACCTGTTTCGCACTGGAATGTACAGCTACCTGTCAGTGCATGGAGATTACATTGATGACATTGTGGAGAAGGAGGCAATCAGCTACATTGCGAATGCAGGTGTGTATCTATTTGAAAGTGCAATGGTCGCATACTACGCCTGTGACCTGCCGAAGATAGGTGGAAGGGAACAGTACCTTTCCCATGCCGTAAAGAACTCATTGAGGCGCAGGGAATGGAAGCACGCAGATATTACCGGACTGTTCCACTGCGTAGGAACGCCTGCACAGTTGAAGCAGTATTGTGATAAGATTGCCGTGTATGGTAAGGTGTTCTGCTTTGACTTGGACAAGACACTGCTGTATGACGTTATCAGTGACCCACGACCAATACAACACACAGTGGATTACTGTAATCACCTGTACGATAGAGGTGGTCGCATCGTGGTACATACGGCACGTGGTATGCTTTCCCGTAATGGTAACGTAGAAGCCATAGAAAGGGAACTGCGACCAATCGTTGAAGAAAGGCTGTCAGAAGCCGGTATAAAGTACCACGAACTGATTATGGGGAAGCCGTATGCCGATGTGTACATTGATGACAAGGCTATATCAGCACTGGAAGACTTGGAGAAGGCTACCGGAGTGTATTACGATGTAGATACCACGTGCCGACACCATCACAGTATAAAGGTTGTGGATAACCGTGTGCGCAAAGTGGGCGATGTAGCGGCAGAAAGTGACTACTACAAGGCTTTTCCGGCAAGGCTGCTTCGTGCCTACTTCCCACAGGTGATAGAAGCCACAGGGGAAGAACTGGTACTTGAAAAGATAGCCACACACACGTACAGTAGCTTGGTAGTCACAGGACAGCTTACAGAACATCATCTTACAGACCTGTTGGATGCCCTCTATGACATACATCATACAGAAAGCATGACGAATGTCAGTGATTGGGGATATCGCACGAAGGTTCTTGAACGCTATGACGGCAATGTTGAATTATACAGTCAGTTGGGAATACCACGTGATATCATCTTTGCCTGCCTGCAAAATATTTATCGCTTACATGGAGGCATCATACATGGCGACCCTGTATTCAGCAATGTCTTTGAAGGCGTGAAGCTGATTGACCCACGTGGTTCATGGGATGGCGTGCATCAGTTGTATGGGGATATCTATTACGACTACGCAAAGGTGCTACAATGCCTTTACGGTTACGACTTCATCATGCACAATATGGACATAGAGCATGGATACCTGTCAAAGCTACGCAGGGTATTCTACGATTGGTTCACACCAAAGTACCCAATGGATAACGCAACACTGGAACTACGCAGCCGTGTAAGCCTGCTCATTATGAGTATGATACCACTGCACAGGGAAAACATGGACAGATGCAGATTATTCACTAAATTCTTACATACCACATTATGAAAGTCATTGATGTAACTCGCAGACCGGTCAACGCAAAGGAATACAAGGCACGATACGCAGTGGAAAGCGATGCCTCCATACTTATCAACGAAGACACACTGTTGGTGGAAGACGGAAACCCAATCGTACTGTACAAGAAGATAGATTGGTGCGACACAGAACTGTTGCGTAAAGCCTGTCAGACGGTCAAGTACACAACAGATACACGCCTTCCAAAGAAGGAAAGCAAGGGAATCACTACACGCAGTGCCATCTTCGGGTATAAGCCTCGCATACCACTAAGGCAGGATTTTTGCAGTGCCGCAGCGATGGCATCCGGTCAGACAAAGCACCATCAGATAGTAACAAGGTTCGCAGAAAACCTTACAGAAATTTACAAGACCTATTTCCCCGAAACTTTTGCCTATCACGAAAAGCTGATGAACGAAAAGGTCAAACCGGAATGGCGCATACCACGCAGTGTGTTCACCAGTGGAATCATCAACAAGAACAATCCACTTCAATATCATCACGATACAGGCAATTTCAAGCACGTACTGAGCAACATGGTAGCCTTCAAGTATGGAATGACAGGTGGAAGGCTCGTCATGCCGGAATACGACATGAAACTGGAAATAGCCGACAACACGGTAAGCATCTTTGACGGTCAGAGCATCGTACATGGTGTAACTCCACTTATCAAGATGCGACCCGATGCCTACCGATACACCATCGTGTATTACAGCTTGGAACAGATGTGGAAGTGCGACAGCATCAAGGAGGAAGTACTGCGTATCCGTAAATTGAAGAAAGAACGTGAAATGAAACGCCTGTGAAGCCACACGTAAAGATATACATGACCACCTGTGGTTACGGTGAACAGGACTTCATACCGTGCGAGGTATGTGGCGCACGTGCCGTAGATGTGCATCATATCAAGTGCAGAGGTATGGGTGCTACCAATCAGCGTAACTACATCGGAAACCTCATGGGATTGTGCAGAAGATGCCATGTCCTGTACGGTGACCTGAAAGCCTTTTACGACTTTCTGCAAGAGATACACGATTCATTCATAAGTAAATTAGTGAAAGGATATGGTACAGAAACACCATCGCATGGAATTTCAACTGGAAATGTGGGTACAGGGGAAGCCTCACCATAACTACATGGATAACTGTTGTTGTCCCGACTTCTCCTGTTGCATACCCGACCTGTTACAGCCGGTTGAGGTCAGAAAGACCTTCATGGCGGCATGGAAACAACAGAATAGGCAAATTGTGGAATCTATGGTTTTCGTCTTCTCCGATGCCCAACTTACACACGAAGGAATACCACATACCATCATCTCAAACATCAATGAACAATGATAAAAGACATATTCGGTAACATCGTCACCGACTTACACGCAGCAGCTAAGAAGAAGAAGCCTGCCAATCTGCAAGCAATGACAGCGCATAATAAGTTAGTGCAAATAAACGGCAGTATAGAAGGCAAGAAATGCAAGCAATGCCGCTTCCTCGTACAACACCTGTACGGTAACACAGTATACAAGTGTGCTAAGTCCAACTACTCCAACAGTGCCGCTACAGATTGGCGTACTGGATGGCAAGCCTGTGGACTATTCCAAGAATAACAGCAGCAACACAACAGGCATACGATACCCATAAAAGGCACGAAATAGTAACTTTTAGGGAATTTTTTAACCAAAAAAAATGTAGAAAACAATGGCTAATCCACGTGGAAATCCACAGAATTTGATACCCTTAAAGAAGGGATATGACCCGAAGCGATTGAACAGTGGTCGTAAGAAGAAGCCGCCTCCCATTCATGATTTGTTGATGAAGGTACTCGGAGAAGAAAAGAATGGTGTGGATGGATTGACTGCAATCGTGATGGCACTGCGTAACGAGGCTATCACTGGTCGTGGTGCGAGTAAGGCAAGAGCAGCCGAATTGATATTGGAAAGGCTGTATGGTAAGCCGAAGGAAACGGTTGAAACGAAGAATGTCCACAGGATTGAAGTTGTACGCACGATGCGTATTGCGCCCGAAGATGACCCTGACATAGAAGATGATTAACCTGACGCACCCACATAGAGGACAACGGTACATACTAAAGAACAAGAGAAGGTTCAATGTCGTGCGCTGTGGCAGAAGGTTCGGTAAGACAACACTGGCAGTTGAGTTACTGTTGGATGAACCGGATGGAAGCAATGGTGCGCTACATGGTTTTCCTGTTGCATACTTTGCGCCCACGTACAAGATGCTTTCAGAAGTGTGGGAAGAACTGATACGTAGCTGTGGTGATGAGATAGAGAAGAAGAATGAAAGCAATCGCAAGATATGGCTGACCAGTGGAGGCACGATAGATATGTTCAGTATGGAGAATGTGGATAGCGCACGTGGTCGTAAGTACAAGAGGGTGATAGTGGATGAAGCCAGTATAGTTCCCAGTGAGAAATTGAAATATTCATGGGAACAGGTGATACGAGCATTACTGACGGACTACATCGGTGATGCTTTCTTCATGAGTACACCAAAGGGAAAGAAGCACTACTTCTACATCTTGTCAGGCAATCACAACACGAATAAGAATTGGATAGAGTTCGTGATGCCTACAACGGTGAACCCACACATGAGCAAATCAGAGATAGAAGATGCACGTGATATGCTTCCACCTGTGGTATTCGCACAGGAGTATGAAGCGGAGTTTACTGACATGGCAAGTGACAATCTATTCATTTGGGCATTTGACTACATGAGGCACGTGCCATTACAGCCACACACGTTTGAACCATCCCTTCCACTGGTACTATCCATTGACTTCAACGTATCACCAATGACGGCACTGCTTTGTCAGCATGACCTGCATTATCGCTTCATACGCATCATAGGCGAATACAGGCTGCTGAACAGTGATGTGTACGACCTGTGTGATAAGGTTAAATCGCAGTACGACACTCGCAGGCTATTCGTAACAGGTGACAGCAGTGGTTGGAACAGGTCTGCCGGTAATCGTGGACACAAGAGTATGTACGATATCATACAGACACAGTTGAACCTGAACTGGACACAGATAAAGACACCTCGTGGTAAGCCTACCGGATATGTAGCAGAGAAGCGCAACATCGCCAATGCACTATTCGCACGGCATCCCGACCTCACCATCAGCAATGCTCCCTTCCTTGTGGAAGACCTGCTGAATGTTGAAGTGGATGGGAATGGACACATGGATAAGAGTAAGAACAACCTGCAATCGCACCTGTTGGATTGCCTGTGTGACTACTTCTATTCTATGTGCCGACAGGCTATCAAGCTGCCTACATCGATGCTTAAGATGCAGCAGGGTAGTCTGAATGGAAACGGTCAATTACACCTTAAATAACATACAGTATGTGGTCGCAACAGACAGTAACAGATGAAAAGTTAGTTTACGTAAACAACAACACAGGTGAGCAGTGCAGCCTATCACGTGTGTACACACATCCCGAACTCGGTAAGTTCTATGCCTTCGATAACCTGTTACAGATGCCTTACCAAAGGAAGTACATCTTTGATTTGGCACAGCAGTATGAACGTGTAGGCATGGAGAAGAATGAACTGGATACACGCCTGTCAGAGATACAGGAACTTTGCCGCATCAAGAAGGAAGGCTTTGAGTTTGAAGTGTACAGTATTGCGCAATTCATTCGCAGCAGCATCAAGGATATGTGGGATTTCGAGAAGACGAGTATGCTCATAGCGGCAATGGTCATCGTGCAGCCTGACGAGAATATCGCCATCTTTGACCAACAGCAAGCGGAAAGGAAGATTGCACTGTGGCGCAGGGATAAGACGATGCTCGCTTTTTTTTTGAACATTCTGCAACAGCGATGCAGCAGCTTACTGATACCCTCCGTGCCGCCTATCCAAAAGTATTCAGTGCCGAATCCATCCCTTTGAATGGTCAACCGACAGTGACAGTTGAACGGAAGCTGATAGATAACAATAACTTACAGATGCAACTATTCGTAAGGACAGTTACCAATAATTCACTCATAGAACGTGACCGGCTTTACGAGTACAGTACAGGTGCGTTCTTTGCGGAATTGGATTTATTTATCCAATCCAACAAGACACAAGGTGGTACACCATCCTAATCAGATAATTTTGATTCAAACTTTTTGGCATGGATGAAAAGATATTTGCGATAAACTTCGACCCCTCACAGTTCATTCAGAACGTGAACGCAGCAGTTGACAGTATGGAAGGCATGGAACAGAACAGTGAAGAACTCGCTGCGAAGATTATGCTGTTGCAGAAGACGGTCAATTCCGTCAGCTTTCAGACACCTGTGCAGGGATTGATGGACTTGAAGGAGGTGATGCGTTCACTGCCAAAGGAGAATGAACTGCTTAAGTATTTCAAGGACACAGATGCAGCCATTGATGAGATTGTCAAGGATGCGGATAAGCTGACAGACTTCCTCAGCAGGTTGAAGAAGGAACTTGCCACAGTGGATGACAAGGAAACATTCACACAGCTATCAAAGACCATCGCCATCGTGGAGAACCAACTAAAGTCACTTACTGGTGAAACCGTCAAGTATGCGGAAAGCACCAAGTCAGCGAAGACAAGGTTGAAGGAGATGAAGGCAGAGATGATAAAGTTGGAGGATGCAGGATTGGAAACATCTGTCATGTACAAGAAGTTACAGAAGGATGCGGCACGGCTTACTGACCAGTTGGGTGACCAAGCGGAAGCAGTAAGGGTACTGGCATCTGACACCTTCGCACTGGATGCAACAGTGGATACGTTACAGAATGTAGCTGCCGGATGGCAAGTTGTTGAAGGTGTAATGGCACTGGCAGGTAACAACAATGAAGAATTACAGAAGTCCATGCAGAGGTTGATGGCAGTGATGAACATCGCCAATGGATTGCAGCAAATCAACGCCTTCCTTACCGGACAGAGTGCAGGTAAACTCGCCTTACTGAAGTTCTGGACAGATGCACAGGCATTGTCACAGCGTGCATTGTCAGCCGCCTTCGGTGCGAGTGCAGCAGCAGCCAAAGGATTGAGTGCCGCCATCACAGGACTTGGATTAGGCGCAGCAGTAGCCGGTATTACGTTTCTGATAACCAAGCTGCAAGACATACAGGAGGAAGGAGAGAAGGCACGTGATAAGCAGGCACAGAATCAAGCTGCCAGTGCAGAAGCCATTGGAAAGGCAGCAGCAGATGAACTTGAAAACATCAAGCGCACTGCTACCAATGCGGAAGCACGTGCGAAGTCACTGAATAAGAGTGAGGAAGTGATACAGAACATTCGTGAAGCCGCATACGATAACTCGCAGGCTTTCATACAGCAGACCTTAAATGATTTACGTGTGTATATCGTTGAACTGGCAAGGCTTAAAGGTGTGGAGAGTGAAGAATACAAGAAGGCTGTTGAGCAAAGTGAAAACCTGTTGGCATTACAGACCAAGTTACAGAACGACTATGTACAGAGTGCGATAGATGCGGAAACGAAAGCCAATGAGAAGAAGAACGAACTGCGTAAGAAGGCACTGGAAGATCAGAAGAAAGCCGATGAAGAACAGCGTAAGCTATTGGTGCAGTATTCACAGAAGCTGCGTGAACTTGAATTGAAGCTGTACGAGGAACGCACGAAGGACTTACCTGTATCGGAGAAGCTGATACGTGAACGCTACGACAAGGAGTACAAGATTGAAGCTGCTGCCAATGCTGAAACCTTCAAGAAACTTGGTAAGGAGAAGGTGCGCCAACTGAATGACATTACAAAGCAGGTGTACACGGCACAGTCAGAGGCAGAGGTGAAGCAGTTACAGGTAGCGCAGGCTGCAACAGCTACGGAGATATCAAGGCTGATAGAACAGCGACAGAATGAAATCGCACGCCTCAACATTGAACTTACAAGGGACAACTACGAGAAGCAGGCGCAGACCATCAATCAATCGGAGAAGGAAGCCATACAAGGTGTGAACAACACACTGGAAGATGCACTGAAAGACCAAGCTGATAAGCGTAAAGCGGGTTTGATAAGTGCAGAGCAGTATTACAACAACCTGCTTGACTTGGAAGAACTGTCAGCGGCACAGATAATACTGATTCAGAAGAAGGCATTGCTTGAAAGGGAACAACTGTCTAAGGATTATTACGCCACACAGATACAGAACTTACAGGCGTACATAGAACTTGCCAACAGTGAAGACAACCTTGACCAAAGTAAGCTGATTGCGGCACAGGCGAAGTTGTATGCAGAAGGCAAGATAACCTTTGAGGCGTATCAGAAGCAGGTAGAACGCATACAGAAGGATTCCAAGCGCACACAGTTACAGACGGAGATAGATGCCGGTAGGGAAAGGCTTGCCTTACTGGAAGCACAACTGGCAGCCGAAACAGATGCCATCAAGCGTGCGCAGATACAGACAGCTATCAACACAACGACAACAGCCATCAATACGGCACAGTCAACGAAGGATACACTTGATAAGCGACTGGTCGGATTTGACAGCCTTATCAGCACAATCTTCGGTGTGGAAGATGCGAAAGATGTGGAAGCCATACAGCGTTCATTGCAGAGCATCGTAAACACAACTACACAGGCATTACGTGACCAAGCGGAAGCAGAAGTGCGTTCTGTGGATGCAGCCATTGCATCGCAGAAGAAACGTGTGGATGAAGCCTTAAAGATTGCACAGGCAGGAAACGCTGAATACCTGCAACTGGAAGAAGACAGGTTGAAGGCACTGGAAGTACGCAGGGAACAGGCGGCACGTAAGCAACTTGCCATAGACAGCGCATTACAGGCATCGCAGATACTGGTAGCCGTAGCAGGTGCAGCCGCACAGATAGCAAAAGGAGGTCCGGTCAATGTCATAGCCGGTATAGCATCCATCGTAGCGGCACTGGCAGCATCGGCAGGGTTGATACGCAGCATACAGAATCAGCAGCCGAAGTTCTTTGCCGGTACTGACGAGGTAAGAACCGATGTTTCACGTGGAACAGACCGGCTACACAGGGGTAAGCATCGTTCCGGTAAGGACAAGATACCGGCATGGCTGCACGAAGGGGAAGCGGTGATACAGGCAGACAAGAACGCACGTTACGCACCCACTGTACAGGCTATACGCAGGGGAATACTACCTCCCGACATACTGAACAACTTTGTACGCAGGTATAGCACGAACATGAACTACGCAGGCATCGCATCTGCTACAAAGCAGGCGCAGGTCAGCATGAACATGGACACACGTGCAATGGAGAAGCGATTGAACAACTTGGAGAACCTTAACCGGCAGATGCTTGAAGCCTTGACAGGGTTGAACGTGAATGTCCGCATGGATGAAGGTGGATTTGCAGCAAGCATCAACACGTACTTAAACAGAAAGAACAAAATACTCAATGCTTAAACTACTCATAAGAGAACATCAGCTGACCGACAGGGATGGCAACAATGTCATCGTAACCTGCACAGGGAACAGAGCAGCATACACGGCAGGCACAGTAGATGGAACATGGAGGGATATCACAGCCGATACCGATGGACTTGATAAGTTGGAATTACTTTACACAAGCAAGGACACGACACAGAAGCTGAGTGAGAAGGCTGCCAGTTTACAGGTACGTATAGTTGGTGAATCTGCTGACACAATATCTGCATACCTGTTTCAGACACCTTGTAGCTACTTGAACTTCTATGACGCACGCATTGAAGATGCCGATTGCAATGTAGTGTACCGTGACTTCCTGTTGAAGCCTGACAATATAGAGTTCTGCGAGGGCGATGGCTGCGTATTTGAACTTCCACTGCGTGAAGACGATGCACGGTTCAACGTATTGCGTAAGCTGTCCATACATGACAACTGGCAAAAGTGGTTCAGCGAAGACGGATTGAAGCAGCATCCCACGTTTCCAGTGGTAAGACAGGCTGCTGAATACAGCTTCGCAGGCGTGCGCACAGGATTGGTATTGTTCGTGATGACCTTTCCGCTAATTGGAGTTCTGATAGATAGCATCTTTGACTTCAAGCGCACCATCAAACGGATGCTTGGATTCGGGTACTTTGCACCTGCACCACGTATCTACGACATACTGCTGAACGCCTGTCAGCGTGCCGGTCTGCAAATGAACACACCTTTTGACGCAGGCAGGGAACTGTACAGTGATTGCCTATTCATCCCATACGGAGGGCATTATTACTCGGATTTCAACGAAGGTTACAAGGTATCACCATTCACACAACACATCTGGATGAACCGATATGTATGGCAGGTGAGTGACTTCATCGATGCGCTGTGTAAGCTGTATAACATGAAGTGGGATATCATCGGGAACACACTGTACATCTACGATTATGACACTGTAATAGACACACAGAATCCGGTAGCTGTCATCACGGAGAAGGACACTACCTGCTTTGAATATGACCTGACGAAGAAGCCTGCATACGGCAGGTACGAATATCAAACGGATGCCAATGATGCTGCCAGTAACGAGGTCGCACCATTGTACAACGACATTGTGGATTACGATGGTGAAGCTGACAACCCAACACTGGAAGGAGAGAACGATAAGCAGTTCGCCTTCGCAACAGTAGGGTTCTTGCATGACTACATCGGAGATGATTACGTTGACAAGGTTACTGATGATGCACGCATTACAGCGTATGTCCTTTGGGGTATCGTATCGCTGTTGACAACATACATACTTCTTACCGCAGGTGTGACGGCTGCACTGGCTGCTCCGCTTGTAGCTGCTGTTGCCTTCGCATACGTAAGTATAAACAACAAGACACAGGACTTGAAGGGTGACTACGGTGATGGCAGCCAATACAGGGGAATCATCCGTGTAAAGGGTGGAGGCGTGCGCAGCATACCTTCAATTATCCGATACGATGAAACGACCCCAATCAATGCGGCAAAGGTTGTAGCCGTTCCTGTTGGTGGAATCGTCATCAATCCTGTGTACAATACAGATAGTGTTCCATACGAACAGCAGAACTTCGGTATTGGTGTGTACAAGACATTGCAGTATGCCTACAATTATCCACTGTACTTTGACAGTTGGTATGAAGGCACGCTGTATGACAAACATGAAACATCTGATAATCCACTGGTCGTGAACATCAGTCACAAGCAAGCAAGATTTGACATACCATTGTGTTGTGAAACCTTGAAGCAGGTTGGAGTAGAGTTCGGTTCGGTGAACATAGTTGGAAGGGTTATCAATGTGCAGGGTGGATACAACGTACTGGTGACAGAAGCGACAGTGAACTACGAAAAAAGAATAATTACAATCAAGGGTAAACTACTACTTACATGAAATTAATTGGAGGCACTATCAACGGTACGGCTACGGAGTGGTCAAAGTACCAGTACAACACTCGGTATGGCAGGTCATGCAGGTCATACACCATTCCACTATACCGGCAACATCTTCCGCTTCTGTACTGGTATATCCCATTTACGAAGCAGCCTGCAAGCATATCATTCAAATACATTGATGCCTGCCTGTGTACATACCACGATGCGGTCATGTCACGTGTGATGGTTGGAACAGACACGTATGGTAATTACTACGCTGTACTGAACAGCCTTCAACTTCCACCTGTGCTACAATTCGTCATAGCTGTTGAAGTGGTGTATGCCGACAATACAAGGCAGTGGTTCTTCACACAGACCTATCAGATAGAAGAAACCTGTGCGCCTGTTGATGTGCTGTATGCCTGTTATGGTGCTACGGACAATGGAGGCTACGATAGCAATTCTGTTTACTACGGACTGCCTGTGCAGGTTCTGCAAGGTGACCCACAGATGCGATACTTCCACAACTACACATTACGTGGATTGTCTGCACTCTATGGAGGAAGGAAGAATACCTACACAGCCTTCAGAGGCAGACCTACAAGAACTGAAAGCGAGGTGAGTTACAACATCTCGCATGAGGTGATACCATACTGGTACGAAGAAGTAATTGCCGAAGCCTACGCACGTGGTGTAGTGTACATTGGGAACTTCAAGTATGAGATTGCTGAATACGAGAGTACGCCAATCGGTGATGCCTGTTGCGAACGGTTACAATGTGTGGCACGTGCTGTAAAGACCAATACGACCACACATGGATGCGTATTTGAGATATGCGTGCCATCGACCTGCGTACTTCCCGATGTGGCTGTAATGTCATTGTCAGGGTGCAAGGGAAGAACCTTACAGACGGCACTTCCTGTTACCGGAACACTGCCAATCATCCTTACGGTAGTGGATGCAGGCGGCTTCAACGTAGCATGGCAAGATGGTAGCATTTCCATCAATGGATTGGTGAATAACAGCGCAGATATCATCGTTGAACTTGAAAACTGTGGAGGAAAGGTACAGCGCACAATCGCTGTAACTGCTTTATGTTGTGTTCCAAATGTAATGGGCATCGTAAACAACTTCTTACCATCAGCAAATCTTGGTGACGCATACCTGCATGAGTACGATATTGCAGGCACTCCACCATTCGCAGTAAGCATACAATCAGTTCCTTCGTGGATGACGGTTGAAGTTGTTGGCGATAAGCTGCGATTCAGCGGAACGGCTACTACTGCCGGTGTATTGCCTGTGCAGGTAACTGTAACGAATGAGTGTGGTCAGCAGGTTCTTGACCTGACATTGACCATCAATGCCGTTTCGTTTTCTGATTGGTCATGCCTCGTTCCATCAACAGGTGTGAATACGGTTCGTGTGCATGGTGCAGTAGGTGCGAATATTGAACTTCGCCTTCGTGCCAATGGGTACTTCGGTTGGAATGGAATCAGTGGAGTGGGTGCGAGGTTGACAGTAATCGTAAACACAGGAACAGGGTGCGCATCAAGTAGTGGATATCAATCGCTTCCTATATCACACGGTGTGGAATGTCTTTCTGTTGTAACCATACCGGCAGCCGGTTACATTGATGTGAACTATCAAGTACTGGTGGAGAACGGTCAATCGGGTGCAAACAGTATGGTCAGTGCGGGATTGTGCGCCACTAAGCTGAATGGAAATGTGATAGCGGAAGTGTGTCAGAATGGTGCGTGCGTAGGCACATCGGCAGGGTAACAGCCGTGTGGATAAGTCTATACCAAGAACTGCAAACCGGATTTCTATTTTTGTAATGCACTTCGGCAGTAGTTCTTGGCATTATTGATAAAACAAAAAATCATCAAAAGATGCCTATTAATTTTTCAAACTTCATCACCTGTTCCGGTACGCCTTGCAACCCGATTGAACTGGTATCTCCTTCGGGAAATGGATGCGAGTGTACCACATTTTCCGGAAGGATAAATGACCTGTACTTCGTTGACTGTTCACTTGTATTGAAAGAACAAGATATCATCGACCCTGCATGGTGGACAGCTAATCTTACAGCAGGCAAGATAATCCCTGTTGGTGTTGGTATCGGTGGGTATCAGAAGAAAGATGTTACCACATTTGATGCCGGTGGATGCGGTGAACCATCAGTAGAGAAGATTGTATGGCAGCTTACTTACAAGCTGTTGTGTATTGATAAATCTGCTGCGAAGAAGACGCATGATTTCGCAGATGCGTTGATGCAGGGTGCGCTTTCAAAGTACAACCTCATCATCCGCTATTGCGATGGACAGGACACAATCGCACCGATTGGTGGAGTGTCACTGGCAGACTTTGACAATCTTCTGCCGGAAGCTACCAGTGAGTTCATGGAGTTCTCCTTTGAGTTTAACTGGAATAGCATGACCGCACCAAGACCACTGGATGTTCCGGGTCTTAACGCAGTTCTTCCAAAGGCTGCAAGAGGGTAAGTAAGTCATCATACAAATTAGTGGGTAGGTGGTGATGCTGCCTACCCACAATTTTATACACATGGAACTTTATACAACAGAGAACGTACAGGCACTTGTATCAAAGGTGTTGAAAGGTAATTTGCAGGTAGCAGATTACCTTACTCATTACTACGACAAGATAAAGAAGGAACTACAAGTCCACACGAAAGGCAAGCTGTTCGACAAGGTTATCAACGTATTTCAGAATGAAGAACCGGAAGCCAGTAAGTATGTCATCAACACATACGAGAGTATAACTAAGGGTAGTGTATGGCGTGGTATAGATAACCTTAACAGGGTTTTCAATAACACAGGGTTCAACGTCACAGGCGACAGCGAAGCCATCAAGTCGCTTGGTAGTATCAACTTCTTTTCGGAATACATCAACAACTTCATCAATATCTCAACTGCAACAGACCCGAACACGGTTCAAGTATGGCTACGTAACAGTGGCGGTAAATGGGTGAGTTCATTTGTTGAAACGCAGTTCATCAAACTGATAAACGATAATGAGATAGCCTTCATTGTACCGGAAGAAAGTGATTACGACATACAGCTTGATACAACCAATGTGGCGAACAGTGTGCGCCTTTACAATCAGAATAAGTTGATTACGCAGTCGTTCTTTGAAGGCGTGTCATACAGTTTCAAGAAGCGCACGACACACGTTTACATCAACAGGTATCAGTACGTAAGAATGTACACTGAAGATGGTCAGAACGTGGATACTGTGATATACACATTCGATAAGCCGTTGCTAACCCCATACAGCTTTACAGGTGTTGAAGAAGTCGCAAGGGGTGTGCATCACAGCGTGATAGCAGGCTTTATTCCATTCGCCAATCATGCGCTTATACAACACAGGACATATCGCAGTGTTGAAGCCATATTCGGATATCCACGCATGAGTGAAGTAGAACTCCCCTGTGACCATTGTGTGCAGGGTATGGAAACCTGCGCACCATGTGACGAGCATCCCGATGGACTTAAGACCTGCACAAAGTGCGGAGGAAGTGGTTACCTGTCATTACAGTCGCCATTCAAGATATACAAGAGGAAGCTGTTTCCTGATGTACCGGAACTGAACGCCAACATGAAACCTGTTGAGTTCTTTACGCCTGACATTGGCATACTGGAATATAACTCTAAGGCATGGAAGGATTCTTTGCAGATGGCAGAAGATGCTATCTACATACAGCAGAGGGTTGAAACAGGAAACGTGGAAAGTGCTAAGAGCAGGGAGAAGCAGCTTGAAAGTATGTATGCTTGGTTGGGAAGGGTGAGTAAGGTAGTGTATGGAAACATACAGAACGCCATTACAAACTACACGATACTTAATGGCTACAAGCAAGTCAGCGTTGAGCAGCCGTTATCGTTTGCCATCATGAACGAACTTGAAGCCTTTGACTACCTCAATCAAATCGTATCTGTGGATGCGCCTGTTTTTATCAAGACCACACACGTAGAGAACTTCTTGAATAAGTATGTCAGCAAGAGCAATCCAATCATCAAGATTGTTGATATCCTTAAGCGGATAGACCCATTCATCTTCTATACGCAGAAGGACTTACAGGCACTAAGTGATAGTGGAATCATCAACGACAAGGATTGGAAGGTTCACAGTTATGCGTTTCCGTTACTGATGAATCTATACAGCATCAATCCACAGTTCATAGAGAAGGAATACAAGGATATTGAGCAGGTGTTGATAGCTGCCATTGAGCGTAAGACCGGCAAGATGGATGATGTGCGTCAGGCATTGACAGAAGGAATGAGCAGTGTTGGTTCTGCTTCTGCATCCAATGAATTGAAGGGTAGTGTAGGTGGATTGACCGGAATGATTGAGATTGTTAAGGCTGTCAGCAGTGGTATCTACGAACTGGAAGCAGCCGTAGCACTTGTGGCAGACAGGTTCGGTGTGACAGAAGAAGAAGCACGGAAGCAGCTTGGTAATCCACCAATCTTAAAGACCAGTCAGGAAGCTGATGATGTTGCGAAACTTGTATAATGACATTTGAGCAAATCATAAAGAAGATAGAATCCGGTGGAAGCATCGATTACAGAAGGTTTGAAAAGGACTTTCTTCGTGAACTGCTGCAAGAATTAGACAAGTCGCTTGTCGTTCAGAATGGCAATATCGTCAGCACGACCAAGAGTAGCGGAAGGATAGTGACCGATGCCATCAAGAACTTCTATCAGACCAGTGCATACAAGGATAGCATCATGAAGCTGCTACGTAACATAGGAACGGTAGGTGACGCAAAGATGCAGGTGTACAAGGACACTGACATGATTATAGAAAAGGCTGCGATAACACCTGCACAGTCTGTGGTAGTAAACGAGTTCCTTGACGAACTTGATTCCAACGGACTGAACACACGGTTCAATCAAACATACCGTCAACTTATCTACGACAGCATACGCACCAATGCCTCACAGCGTGACCTTGAACTTAAGCTGAAAGACATGGTACAGAGTGGCAAGTCGCCTGCGAGGATGGCGAACTACATAAAGAATGTAGCCGTACAAACTGCCGATGCGTACAGCAGTATCATAGACAAGGAGATATACAGCGAGTACAAGGACAAGGTGACGCATTACAGGATGGTAGGCAGCCTTATAGAAACAAGTTCGCCACAGTGCAGATATGTCGTTGAGCAGTTCAATCGTGAAGTACCGATAGATAGGCTTGATGAAGTGTTCGATGTGGCACGTGAGAATGGATTGATTGATGGCACGACTGCTGAAAACCTGCCGGTGAATAAACTCCATTGGGGTTGCCGTCACCAGTTTATACCTATTATCAAAGTGAATAAAAAAAATAAGTAATGGACTGTTGCAAGAACTTCGTAAAAATAAAAAGCCTGTGCGATAACACCCAAACAGGCATCTTCGTTGAACACTACATTGACCTTAACTTGTCGATGCTGTCACACCTTGCCGATGTAAGTGAGGTTACAGGCAAGAAGTACGGTGAAGAACTTGTACGTGCGGCAGAAGAACAGGTTGCAGCAGATTTGATGCTTGTAGCCGGTGAAGGTGTAACGGTCAATAGTGCCATCACGCCTTACATGAACGTGTGCCGGTTCGGTACATCGTATGCGCCTTTAGGGATTGTCCTTGTAAACTATTTACAAAGTAGGTTTTCAGTTATCTCCATCAATGCTGTTACATTCAAGGCGAACTTCAATGGTGAATTTATTATCACGATTGACGATGGTTCTAATGTGGTGAACGTGACTGCGACAGCCGTATTGGGAACAGAGGTCACCGTTCCGGTAGCTTACAATACGAAGGCTTCCAATGTTAAGATAT